GAAAGTAAATAATTAAATTTAGGATTCTCTTCTTTAGAGATTGCTGTAATCTCTCCTCTATTATCTTTATTAACCCAAGTCGCATTAGGTTTCCAACCACTTGGATAGTAGTTATTCCCTAGTTCCTCGTCGTGAGCAACATCTTTGCGCTTCTTTATTATCTTTTCTATTTCTTTGTCCACAAGCCCTGCGTCCTTTCCTTATGTATCACGCTCCCAAGTTTCAAGGAATGCGTATATTGTTTCTTCTAATTTGTCTAATTCCATAACCACTAACCCGTTATTAACACCGTCAGGCATAGCAACAAATACAAAAGGTCTAGCGTCTCCTATCCTTTTATTGTCGTCTGATTGTAACTTAGCTTTTAAAAATTTATTCCATAACGATTGCACTTGTTTACCTGATTTAACTTCAACTCTCATATCTCCACGCCAATTTTCTTCGTGTCCCATTTGAGACCTAAACTTTGTATCAGGTATTCCTAGTTTCTTTCGTGCAATGTTTTGTTTTCTTCTACCTTTATTTTTATTATTTAATCCACGCTTCTGAGCAGGAGACCAGTTATCTTTATTCTTAACATTCTTTTGACCCATACCTTGCATACCAGCATTCTTCCGAGCTTTATATTCGGAAAATGTTTCATCTTCTTGCCATTCTACTTTAGACATCAGAACCCCAACAATGTTTACTACTGTTCCAATGATACCAACCGTCATTGTAAACAAGCCAACTTGCCAATTTAGTTGAGAATGTCGGGTCTAATCTATTCCAAGAACCAGTCATATTAGTTAATTTACCTTTTAGCCAAGCAAAAGTTTTGTCATTAAATTGCCATAAGCCTTTGTCTTGTGTTCCGTTTGTATTATTACCGATTGCGGAAGCGTAACCTGTTGACTCGCAGAATACTATTCTCATTGCTTGAATCACATCTTCCTCTTTAAAATAAAATTCAATTAGAGGTTGCCAATGTCTTACAGTATCAATCTGTATCTCGACTTTTTTACATTCCCTGTATTCGTCTATGCCGTTAGGCGTTAGCGGAGTTGCGATTAGACAACTCATCAAAGGTGCTAGTAAATAAGTCATTAGCTTTTCTCGGCTTTAAATGGTATATACCAACTGGTAATACAACATTACTAATATTTTCATTCTCATCTTTGAGAATAAGCATAGTTTTATCGCCGTCATTTTCAATACCAATTACATTTGACATAATCTCCAATAATCTATTATTTAATTATAACTTAAGATTATGACAAATAGTTAAAATAATATAATTAAAAACCCCAATGTTTATAGGATATTGCAAGTGGATAACTTTACCACGCACAAAATAACTACCTCTTAAAACGCCTTTAAATGCCTTGTTTTAGCCAAACTGAGACAAGCTAGCAAGTAAAACTGCTAGAACCGTTGTCCACGCCAAAAGTTCACTTCGTGATATTTTTGTATTAACTTTTTCGTGAAGCTCGTCCACACGACTGCTAAGTTGGTCTTGACCTTTAAGTAAAAGTCCAAGCATTTCTTTTTGAGTATATCCATTATGACTCATTATCCTTTCCTAAATCCTATTGTAAGTAACCAAATTGTTAAAGTTATAAGAGTTGCCATTGCTGTAATAGTTTGAGCCTGTCCAGTCAGCGTCAGGGTAGCAATAATTAAACCAACCAAAGTCCAGCTTAAGTTAAGTGTTTCTTTTATTGCTTGAACAAACCAAGACCACAATTTATTTATCAATCAAATCTCCTTAATGCAAACGATACAATCCTTACCAAAATTGTTGGCACTATAACTTCTTGTGCTTTATCCTTTTGGTCTTGAGTCATATCATTTGAGATATTTTTCAAATCTATTGCGCCTAAATCTACATCTATAATAACACTTATAGGCGACGCAACGAAAGACTCGAAAGCAATTTCTGTGGTAGCGTCCGCAAGAGTGTAGGGTTGAGAAGATTTATCTGCATTTTCTACTGCTCTTTCAACAAATTCTTCAACCGCTTGTGCAACTGTTTCATCTTCTTTAGCTAGTTCCGCTATTATTTCTACATCTTCTTCTTCTTCAAAACCTAATACTTCAGCTACAACCTCTATTTGTTCTTCTGTAAGCTCTTCTTCTTGCGCAATAGTTATTACTTCTTCAACAACTTGTGCTACAACTTCAATAACCTCTTCGCTAACTTCTGCAAGATTTTCCACTCCGACATCATTAATTTCTTCCAAGATTTCAACAACTTCTTCGGTTTCAAGTTCTTCAACAAATTCTTCAATTGCTTCTTCTTTAGCTTCTTCATACTCAACTAACTCCTCTTCTGTAAACTCTTCTAACTCTTCTTCAGTAACTTTAGGAATATCAATAACAATAATCTCTTCTATTACTTCTTCTAACTCTGCAACTTCTTCCTCAACCATTTCTTCAGTAAGAACTTCTTCATCATCTTGTTTTGTAAAAATGTCAAATATTTCAAATACTTCTTCATTTTCCTCTTGTACTATCTCCTCTATAATCTCTATCTCTTCTTTAGATATAGATTCTTCTTCTATTAATTCATCTTGTACAGATTCTAAATCTTTTAAAACATCTTCTTCTTTTGGTGGAAATAAATCGTTATCTATAAATATATCTATTAAGTCTATATCTTCTTCAATTATGATAACTTCAGTTGCAAATTCATCTAGTTCTTCAATGTATTCTTCAATTTCAAGATAGGTCTCAACAAATTCCTCAGCTTCCTCTTTAGTGTCAAACTCAAATATCTCCAACTCTTCTTCAAGTTCAAGTACCATAACATCAATTTCCATTTGTTTTTCAAGTTCTTCATACTCTTCTTCAGTAAGTTCAACAAACTCAAGTTCATTATATTCATCTTCATCTGCCACAATAAGTATGATGTCGCTGTCCTCAAAAAACTCTTCTCCAATTTCTTCTTCTTCAATGTCATATAGTTCTAAATCTCCTCGTTCAATCTGTTCATCAGTAAGAGCAATTCCGTATAGCTCTTCGTTCTTAGCTCTTTCTTGGTCTCTTTCAATAGTACCGTCATTTTGTTCTTTTTCGGTATAAGTTACTTCTTCATCTCCAACAATAATAGTTACATTAGTTCGAGCTTCTCTTTCAGCTCTCTCTTCATTGGTTTCGTTATAACCAGTTTCAGCCATATTATCTTCAACTTCAATAGCTTCTTGTATTTCCATTTGAATAATTTCTTCTTGGATAATAGCTTCTTCTTCTTCTCTAACTCCCCGTTCGTCATCAGTTTCAGATATACCATAAGAAGCAAAGTTAGCTTGGCGTTGTACATCTAAAGGATTCAGAGTTGTAGTAGTAGTGGTAGTTGTATCATATTTAATTGATATATCATCTACCAAAGACCAATCATTAATAGTGATTATAAAACTATCTATAAATTTATTAGCAGTTTCTTGTACAGAATAAACTATATCTTCATACATAGTTGCACTATTTAAACCGCTTTGTGCTTCTATTGTATTTGATTGTGTTGTTTCGTCATTGTGTGTGTACTCAACAGTACCTTGATTATTAACCGCACCAATAGTAAATCCTACTTCGTATATATCGTGTTCAGTAGGTAAAGTAAATTCATAATCATTAGCTGTCCCACCGTGTTTTTGATACTCAAGTTCAATATGATTGCCATTCATACCATAAGAACCCGACCAAGTATTGTCTATTTTTACTAAAGAATTGTCAGTAGGTGGTACTACAATATCAGTAGTTTGTTCTCCGTTATCAAAAGTTTCTATTTCTTCTACTTCTTCTGCACTTGCAGGTATTGGTAGTCCAAGTAAAAGTAAAATAAATAATATTCTTAAATATTTATTTAAATTATGCGCCACTAATTAGCCACCGCAATTGCAGTTTCCGCAACAATCTCCGCCCATTATCCACCTACCTTAAATAATATCTCTCTGATTACTTCTTCAATGATTATTAGATTTTGATTAAATCCAGTAATACTTTCTGAGTATGCTTGTACTTGTGCTTTTAATGTTGCGACTTCTTGTTGTAAATCATTTACGGTTTTAAATAACCACGCAACTAATCCAGCAAGACCACCTTGCAGTATTTGATTAAGATTTACTGTTGCTTTCATTTAATCTTCGTAAGTAGCTTTAGGCTTATACTGTTCTAATGCGTGTTGCATTACAGTTATAAAGCTTGACATAAATGATACGCCTAATAATTGCATTAAGTCTGCGTCAATAATGCCAGTTGAGTTAGCTAAATATAAAGATATAGCTGACTGCAATCCTGTTCTAAAAGCCTTAGAAAACATAAATTTCCAATAAGCTTTCCAATTATTCTTTGCCATTTTTTCTCCTATTCTTCTTCCGCTATCTTACCACCAAATTGCCTGCGGTTATAATCTTTGCAATTGTTATTACCACAAACAAAAGTTCCAGTATCAGAATTATATTCTAAGGATTGTTGACATTTTGGACAAGAAATTTTTATGGGAGACCCCCAAGCTATACTATATTTTTCCCCTCTAGTTTAGCATTGAGTGTTATCAGATTCCCGTTAATCTCAGAAATCTTTTCATAAACTTCCTTAGAGCCTATCATTTCAGGTGGACTTGCATTAGATAATTCAGCACCACCAAGATTTATATTTGAATATTTAATAGTTACTTTTTCTCCAGCGAGTAAAGCGTCTGCAACTTTAGGGTACATTTTCTTATAAGCGTCTCCTGAACCACCTATAAATCCGTCTTTTCCTTTGTCTAAGTCTTGTTGAGTCTCTCCAATTAGCAGACAACCAGCAGTATGGGAATCCTGATTCCCCGTATGAATTAAAATCCACTTAAAATTAGGAACATCTTGAAGCCATAACATACCTTTGTGCATTGCACCATATCTAGCAGTATATTTACTATGAAATCCACCCTCAGTTCTTAATTTTATTTCATATTCGCCTAAAGGAATTGCAGTTTCCGAATGAACTTTCACATCTCTAACTTCATCTTCCAATGTAAACGCTTCAAAAACTTTATCAATGAATAGCATTCCATTGGTAGCGTCTTTTCCAAACTGCGTTCTTACTACATCAAGTTTCATTAGCTTGGTTTCGGATTATCGTCTTTAACTTTTTTAA